TATTGACGCCCCATCAGTGGTAGGAGTTACTTTTCCTACCTCAGGGGCCACTATTTTGACGGCGTAGGTGCTAATTTAGAAATATCCAACACAATGAAACTATCATTTCGTTTTGGCAAACCATTCGCATATTGTTTAGCCAAGTAGACACGTTCGTCTTCTACGAAGTGGTACTCGTCAGAAGCTTCAATCTTTAGAGTTGATCCTAGCCCCATAAAGTAGTCTGAAGCTACACCAATTACAGCTTTACCTTCTGGCACAGCTACTGATTGTAAATCCGAAACTGGAACAGGGAGTGTTTGAACGTACTCACCATTAGCAGTTAAAACTGTTTTTGCAGGAAAGACTTTTGACCAATAATCAGTTGGGTTGACAATTAGCACAACATCAGAAGGGTTGACATTGCGGTAAATTGGGTCCGTCACACCTTCAATTGTTAGTTTTGATAAACGAGCCATTAGACCTCCGAGGACGGTTGCATCTAAAGAGGTAACTGCTTCTGCAGTCTTCTCTTTGTACTCTCCGTCTGTTTGAGAGGACATATCACGCATCATACCGATAGGTTGATCTTTACCTGTACCGTCTACAATGGCTTGTTCTAGAGCGATTTGCAGCGATTCAACTAAAACAGTCCGAACATAGCGGTCAATCCATTCAGGACCTAAATCAAGCATTGCCTTACATAAAGGCATATAACCTGATAATTTGAATTGTTTCATGTTGATCACATCAAACCCATTGTCCAATACCTGTTTGATGTCTTCACATAATTTCCCCCACCAAGCAGGGTTCACACCACGACCGACGATCCATTCCGTAACGCTAGTTGTATTCACAAAATTAATCTTTTGAAGCAATGGATGGGCGTTTGTTAAGTCTTCAAATACACGTTCAAAGACTGTTGCCGGTACTAATTCCTCTACGCCAGCAAATCCTTCGTTATTGACGACTTCGTTATAAAATTTCGTTTCTTTGCTAGTAAGTACGCGTTGACCACGGTTCATTAGAACTAATTGGTCCTGATTTGCGGTTTGAGCTTCTTTTAAAATTCGATCTTGAATTTCGTTCGATAAGACAACCATTGCCTCTCCAAAGTTTTCTTCGTTTCCGTCTTTAAATGCACTCATTAATTTATCACTCGTTGCTGAAACACCTTTTAAATTTTTTACTGTCATTATTTACATCTCCTTATCCAAATGCTTTTTCTAATGCTGCTGCAAAAGCAGCCATTCTTTTCTCACGCTCTTCGTTCACTTGATTTAATACCGTTTCGATACTTTCTTCGTCTTCTTCATCGTCTTCTTGCAAAGGGGTAATTGGGGTCGCATCAATAATTTCATCTACCAATCCATATTTCAAAGCAGTTTCTGCGTCCATGAATTTTTCGGCAACAAGTAGATTTTCTAATTCATCATCAGTTCCGTTAAATCGTGATTGATAAGAAGCCTTTACTGATTTGTCTATTGATTCCAGTTGATCCGCTGTTTGTCGGAACACATCGACATTTCCCTCCGCCCAGGTAGAGGCTCTATGGATCATTAATTGAGCGTTTGGATATATCTGAATAGTATCTCCCGCCATTGCAATGATAGAGGCTGCGCTTGCGGCCACACCGTTAATGATGATATTAATTTTTGCGCTATTTGCTTTTAGCAGATTTCCAATTGCAATTCCTTGGAAAACATCACCACCATTAGAATTAATTACAACATCGATTTCTTCCTTGTTGCCTAAATTGTCTAAAATCGCTTTGATGCCTTTATCCGTATTCCCTTCAAAAAACCAACTAGACCCGATAAATCCTTGAATATAAACTGCTGGCTTCGCTGTGTTTTCATTTTTGACTGCTAGAACCGTCTTCATTGTCGTCATTCGCGTCACCTCCCTTCGATAACTGTTCATTATTTTTAGTTATGAAAATCTCGTCCGCCATTGGCTTATCGGAGCGATCATTACCCACGCGTTCTCTGCCTTCGTTAATCGTAAATACGCCATTTCGAATGCCAACATCGATGGCATCAACCAAATCTTTGAAGCTAGCTATTTTTATCATGGTGGTATCGACTCTCAAATAATCACCAGATAAATATTCATCCATGCTATAAATCGTTGCATTAAAAGCATCTTGTATTAATTCAGCTATCGGTATGATTTCAAACATCAAAAAAGCGTCCACTTGATCCGATAAACCACTCATATCTCCCTTGAGTAAGTTTTTCGGAACGTGAAACGCTGCCGCGGTCATCTCGTAGATGTCATCTATTAAGTTTTTTATATCTCGTGAATTCGATTGGAAATTCCCGCTGAAATCAAGCAACTCTGCTTTGTTGTCTAACTGAAACACTGCTCCTGCATTGTCTGCTTCCATAAATGATTTGAATTGAGAAGTCATCATTTCGTTTATTTGGCCTTGTGCCGTATCATCTTGCGGCCTGAATAAATCGCCTTTCAGCACATATCTTCGTGCATTGGATCGTTTGTATACATTCATTGCTGATGAAATTAGCTTTCCGTATGCCCCATAATAGGCGTCTACCAATTGACGTATATGTTCGTCAGCATACTTAATATAGATAACGTCACTTTCTTTGAAAGTTTTCTCTAAAACAATATTATTAACTTGAACTTGAGAAAATACATCATCTTTTAACCCATATTCAGTAACATTCCAACTATCGGCTACAAATAATTCTGAGGTTGAACTTGACGGCGAAACGATTAATACTTCATTGTAAAAAATAAGTCTTCGAATCATTTTTTTACGAAACTCCGTCGCATTTGTTTTAGCATTCGGTGAAACATTTAACCGATAATACATCTCGTTTTTTATATTTTTACCTTTTTCGTAAGATTTGAATTCTGCTTTACTTAATGCATTAGCAATTAAATCAATACAAGTCTCAATTGCAAACTTCCGATAAACATAGTCCACTTGAAGTTTACAAAAATATTCTTCAATCGAAACAACTGAACGCTTAGTAAAGTAATCTACTGCTCTTTGGACAACTCCCACTACTCCACCTCCTCTCTAAAAAACTAATGGTTTAAAACCACCAGCAGCATTACTGGTTAAATTTTTTATTTTGATTGGTGCAGAATCATAGATATCATCGATAAAATTAAGTCCATGCAAAAAAGAAAAGAAACCATCTGTTTTTCTGGTTTCTCCGTCTATCTTTTCATATCTAATATTTCCATTTGCAATATGTTCTTCGTAAACATTCATACAATACCACCGCATAATAGCGTCGTCTCCAAAAAATAAACGCTGATTAATAAATAAATCATCAACTAAATCTTTAAGCATGCCGTGCGTAACACTACCGCTTCGGACAATCTCAACATTAAAGCCGGCCTCTTCCAATGCAGGTTTCAGTATTTTAGCTCTGAACATATCCATGGCAATCTTTTTAATATAATGCTTTTTTGACTGTTCTAGAAACCAATCGACGATGTATTCAGCTTCAATATTCTTCCCGTGAACAATTTGTGATTTCCCTTGATCCAATGAAATATCGATAATTTCTCTCTTTATATTTTGGAGTTTCAATGCAGATTCATGAATAAACGTGTGCTGTTTAAAATAAATATCTTTCTCATACTTCCCAAGTAGCCCACATGACGCAAAATCTCGTCGATCTGCAAAGTCAACTGTTCCAATAACTTCTTCCATTCTTTCAGGAAACTCTTTTTCTCTTGTGTGAAGAACGTCTTCGTACGTCGCCACAGCAAACCTAGTATCTTCCATAGGTTTGTTCATACGTTTAGTCATAAATGTTAATCTTAACCCTGAATTACGTTGCATTTGTGAGTATTCTTGAAACATCTTTCGTTTTAGATCTTGGTTGTAATTGATTGTTGGACAAGCTTTTTCCCATAAAGTCGGATCATCAACTTCCGTATCATCGTCTAAACGACAAATGAACGGGAATAAACTTGAAAATTCTGCACCTTCTTTATCAATTCCTAATTCACCCGAAAAAATCATCATTGATTCTTCAATTAGATCATCTAATGGTCCGCCTCTAACAGCGCCGTTTGTCGTATCGTAGAATTCTCTGTAGTCTTGGATTTTACCGCCGCCTGAAGTCGCAACATTCATCGTTGCGTAGTCTTCATTTTCATGGATTTCATCGAAGCGATTGGCCCCTGGACGTTTTCCATCCTTCGTACGAGCGTTTGCAGTGTTATATCTAAGTTCACTATTTGTTGCTAAATTTCTAATAGATACTTTCGAAATATAAAATGATTTTTTTAAACCTGGGTTTGTTTTTATGACTTGGTAGACATCCTCAAAACTTGTCTTTGCTTGGGATTCATTGTTGGCAAAAATATCAATATCATAATTTTTAATTCCATGTTTTGCAGTCAGTAGAAAGAAGTTGTTCCATGAAGCATAACCTGTCTTACCGTTTCCGCGCCCCATTAACGTGAGGAATCTATTAAAAACGAGTGTATGATCTTTTTTCCATCGACAACCATAGATAAAGCACTGCACAAATTTTTCCCAAGGAATCAATTCAAAAGGAAAATAAGTGGCAGGAATGTTAATAGAATCTTCAACCATTTGTTCGTCAAAATAAATATCCTCCCGTGTAAAAACTCGTTTTTCCAAATATTTTTTTAACAGCAATTGGTCTTTACAAACAACAACCTCTCGAGCGTCAATCGCGTCAAACCATTTCCTTATATGTTTATAACTCAGGAATTGGTTCATTTGCATCACCCACTATCTCTGGAGTGATCGCTAATTTATCAAGCATTAATCCCATTTGTTTATTTACTGATACTAATAAAGCAACAGATTCATTTTTCTTACCGTTATTCAATCGCACACCATTATCAGCGATATCTTCTTCTAAAGAAATAGCCGTTTCCCAGAGATTAATATATCTATCTATCGTATCGAGAAACGGTGTAATACTAATATTTTGTTGATCAAGCTGGTCGATTAAGGATCTTTTTAACCGCTCTTTGTATCTATTTTGTGCTAGTTGACTTTTAAACATTAGCTGCCTCCTCTCGTGATAAAGGTTGAAAAAATGTTTTTTCCTGACACCCATCCCCGTTCGTTGGTTTCCCAAAAAATCGCAAATTATTTTGAGGGGGGACTATCTGACAATTGGGAATTGTTCGATTGTGTATTCAACATAGAAAATAATTTCCTTTTCTGTGTAGTTGAAAACCTTTTTGATTCTCTCGATAACTTCTTTATTTTTAATGCTGTCTTGGACTACTGAGGCTTTAATCTTGTTGCAGCAACTATCACTGAGTAAGTTTCTAATTGCAACATACCTAGAATAGATTAATCTCTTTACTATTCCTTGAGTCATCGTCGAATACTCTTTCAACCTATCGAGATCATACTCTCGACTATTGTCTGTGATGATCA